GCACGCTTTCGGCTGTGTTGCAGGCTGTGTCATGGGCCAGATTGCCGCTGTGCGTATGTCCGCCCATCAGATAGGCTCCTCAAGTTTTGGCTCAGCCTCTACCAATGATGGTGTCGCCTCAGCCTCGCACTGCGCCTTCAAAGCTGCCGGATCGGCCAACCACGCATTCTCGAACGCCAGACGAGCAAGAGCGGCCGACGAACCAGCCGTTGCTCCATGCGCCTGCTCGACCAGCCGATCGTATTTGCGCAGCACAGCGCCGCCAGTTGCCTGCAAGCCAGCCAGATCGTTCCAGTGAAAAGCCATCACGGCCCCTGTACGTAGTCCACCTGGATGTCCGCAATGGTGTTTGTGACCGTCGGCGCAGTCGTGGCCTTGCCGACGATGTCGAAGTAGCCGCCCGGATCAGCCGTGAACTGCGTTGCCGACAGATTGACGAACGCCTGCCAGAGCGGAAGATTTTTCATCGGCGTGGTGAAGGTACCGCTGGTATTGTAGGTAATTTCCCTGGGCGGTATGACGATGGCAGCAGTCAGAGCTTGCGCCGCCCCGAACATTTTGTTGTCGACCGGGCCGGACACCTGAACGATGCCGCCGGCAAGTGACTGCGGCGTGCCGTCCACGGTCGAATCCGAGAACGCTACATCAATGTCCATGGCGCCTGCGGTCGATGCCTGGAAGATCGTCAGCACGACACGCTTGATCTTGGCGGTAGTCGGGAAGCGGACAAATCGGTAGATGTCGCCGATGCCGGACCCGGTGAACAGAGCGGTCAAATTGTCGTTGACCGACTTCAGAAAGCCGCTGGTGCCCTCACCGGACGTGACTTCGACCAGCGGAGTGGAATCCAACGAGGTAATGGAAGCTGATTTGATAAGAAGGGCCATCGTGGACTCCTATAGGACGGGCGTAGTGGTGAAGATCGGACCGCTTTCGATCAAGCGCTCAAAGGCTTCCAGCGCCTTGACCAGGTCCTTGCGGGTCAGCACGGCGGCATTGGTATCGGTCGTGTTGAACCGAAACTCGATGTCATCGGCATTCGGCGCCAAGGCTCCGACCGTGAAGCTGTTGATCTTGAAGCCGTCATCGCCGCGCTTGATTGAGAACGAGATTGCAGCCATGTCCCCTCCTTACGGCACAACGTCCGCGGCGGCCGAAGTGTCGGCACACAGCACCTGGAGGAGCCGACCGGGCTCGAGCCGGGTCGCCCCGGAGCTCATGCCGGTCCAGAGCTGATAGGGCAGGCTCGACAGGTCACGGCGCTGCGACACGTCGTTCTGCACATCCTTCCAGATGCCCAGGTAAATGCCGGTCTTCACCCAGGTAATGTTCTGGCGAACGTTGGCGCTCGACGTGAGACGCTCGGAGTAGATGATGTCGAAGCCCATGAACCGGGTGACCTTGCCCTCCACGAGCGTGGGTCGGTCGGCACCGGAGAAGTCGGTCGACACGACCTGCACCTGGTTGAGCAGATCGGATTCGCCCTGTGAATTGGTAATCCAGGTCAGACTTTCCTGGTCGACATCGACCTGCGCCTTGCGGAAGATGCGCTTGGCCTCGATCATCTTGGCGACGGTCAGGCCGGACGCGGCCGAGGAGCCGAAAGTGCTGGCGATCTGGAACAGGCCGGAGGCGTTGAAGACTTCACCTGACAGACCGCCAGCGTCGGCACCGATCTGGGCAGTACCGAACGCGGCACCGATCAAACGGTCGTCCCACTCGCGGGCGACGGCAGCGGCGGCGACGTCGGAATATTGTGAGGTCGGATCGGTCAGCAGCTTGAGCTTGTCGAACGAATCGATGAGCTGGACCGCTTCCTTGTCGATCGGGAACACCCACCTGCGGGTGAAGTCCACATCTTGCCGGTCAAGCGGTGCGAAGCGCCCCGAGGGCGTCTTCATCTGGATCGCCCCGATGTACTGGACGGGCGATGCCTGCTTGCCGATGTGGAAACCCTCCATGCAACGGCCGCGCAGCTTCGACGTGCGCTGCTGCAGCTTGACGTTGAGGATGGTTGAGAATTGGGTGACGTACAGCTTGAAAAGGTTTTCAGACACGGCGCGCTCCCGCCTTGGACGTGGTTCGAGTGAGCACCGACTGCTGTCGGTGTTCGCGTCGACCGTGTCCGCTAAGCGGGGGTCGTCAGATTCCCAGAAACCGTGTCCTCTCGGGGGCTTTACTCACCCGATCGGCCTTGTCCTTTATGCGGCGTAACCGCCAGGGGACCGGAAACACGGGCTTACAGACTTTGGGTTATGAGCGGCGATCAGAGGGGACGGACCGCCGCCCGAACTCAACCCGCATGGCTTTCACATGCGCGTGGAAATTTGCGGTTTCATCTTTTCGGTCGCAACGCACCGGGGCGCATAATCTTACTCTTGACGAACAGCCGGCACCAATACGACGGCACGATATGGCCATCGACCAGCTCACACGCATTGGGCAATTGAAAATGCTTGCAGATGCCGCAATGCTCGGCCTCATTGCCCCTGGAATAGTTGACCGATTCCTTGGTCCGTTTTCCGCCGGGCGCAACATCGTCAGCAAAAATAGGAGGGCGCTTGTCAGGCTCCTTATGAGCCTTCATGTATTTAGTGAGAGGAGCCATGTTCAATCATTTCTTGGCTTTCGCGTGCTTGCTGCGCATCCGATTCGCACGTTTTGATGCCGTGGCTATGGCTACACCCTCAGGCACGCCAGCCTTGATCATGGCGTTGGCCTGCTTCGCGGCACTCGCAGCCGCGGGCGTGCCGGCTAGCTTCTTGTTATGCCGGGCCGCAAAGGTCTTGGCGCTCCACGGCATTAGAATTCCTCGTGTATATGCCTAACTGTGTGCCACGGCAGGATTACGCGAACATCGTGGTTGATGCCGTATTCGCGACCACACGAACATCTCAGGTATTCGCACTGCACGCTAATGCGCCTGCACACAACGAACTTGTGCCAAGGAAGCCACAGACAAAGCATTTCTCGAAACGACAGCATACCATCACTTCTTCAGCGACTTCTCGGCATCGAGCCGGCGCAGTTCATGCTTGGCGGCCTGGAACCTGTCGTTCACCTCCGTGTATCCACTAGCCATATACTTGGACTGCAAGTTAGTGTCTGGATGGGCACAGACGGCCTCATGGGTGATGACGCAACGATCTGGCTTACATGCGAACGGACATCCGTTCGGGGCGTGGTGAATACCATCCAGCCAATTGTCCGGCGGCCCTTTCTTGGCGATCTTGTGCTGCACAATTGCTTCGTTCAGGCGGGTCTTGGCGGTCTTCTTGCGGCGCGTGGCGGCGCGTGACAGTGCGTGAGGCTTGCCCAACTCTGGGCCAAGCAGGGCCATACCAGAAAGTGGGCTAAGCTCAGCTCTGGCCTTGATATTGGCGGCACGGGCAGCACGGGCCTTCTCGAGCGCAGCCAGCAAGCGCTGCCGACGCTCGTCTACGGGCGTGGTTTCGGTCTGCTGTTCCATCACGCGGCCCCCTTCAATTGGCTTTCCAATGCCTCGGTCTTCGCAGCCTGGCCCTTCTGATATGGCATCCACTCGCAATACTCATTTGGCCGCGTCCAGTCATCGTCCTGTATCAGCGTTACATTTTCGGCCGGGAACGTAGTCCCATTCTCCGCAATCACCATGAGGTTCACCAACCTGTCCGAATGAACCTTGCAGATGATGGCCGCAGCCGGACCAATATTGGCCTCGTAATACCAAACAACTCGTCCAACGGTCGGTGTAATCATCACGCGGCCTCCTCGACATAGCCGGAAATCAGCCGAGTGAGCTGTTCAAACTCACGGCGCGCTTCCGGCTCGTTCTGGCTGAGCCGTTGCGCCCATTGCGGGTTAGCCACGAGCTCGTTGAGCCTGGTCTGTGCGGTCTGTTGGGTGGTCATGAATTCTCCTCCCTGCTTGCCGGCAATGTAGGCGTCCTCGGTTGTACCGGCTCCGACCTTGCGGAAAATCTCCATCACGCGCGAATAGCCCACGGCCTTCTCGAGTATCGCAACGTCATCGGCCGTAACTTTGAGTTTCTGGGCACCCTGCACAGCGGTCTGCCGGTTGTACTCATAGTTGTTGCCCCAGTCCTTCTGAAGTTGCGCCTTCTCCTCGGTCAGCTTCTGAGCCATGGCCTCGGATTCGCGCTTGTCGCCTTCCTCCATGAAGCCGACAAATGCCTGGCTGAGTGCCGCCGCACTGGTGGTCGGCAGATGCAGCTCGAACGCCTTGGTCCGCATGAACTCGGCAAAGCTCTGGTCGAGATCGGATCCGTCCGAAAACTTGACCTGCGAGAAATCATAGCCATTCTTGTCGACCGGTGCTCCGAACCGCTGATACACCGCCTTCCAGCCAGCCTCATCGTTAACATCTTCTGGCAGCTTGAGCAGACGACTGGGCGGCACGCCAATGAACTTCTCGGCCTCCATGTGACCACGCGCGGACGCCATGAACGCCTTCATCGGATCCGTCAGATCGTAGCCCTTCTTGAGCGCATAGGTACGCATCTCGGCATCGAGAACATTGTGCCACGGAACGGTCGGAGGCGCGGTCACATCCGTGATGTCGCCGGGCGGCCTTACAGCGGGTGCGGCAGCCGCTGCGGCAGCTTGCTGCGCGGCTGCGGTTGCGGCCGTAGCAGCGGCCGGTGAAATATAGGTATCAGTCATGGTCGCGGTCTCCTTTGCGTCCGGGCGCGATGATGCCGGCTGTGCCGCCGGTGTGAAGATGTTCTTGATGGCTGCAATCGTACCGAGCATGGGGGTCCTCAATCATCGTCGGCTCCTGGCCGCCGCTCCGGTGCAATGAAGCTCGCCAGTTCTTCCGGTGACAGCGTCAAAAGGTCATTGATCCGAAGCCACACCTCACGCCGGCCTTCGTACATCGCATGCATGCGTGGATCGGCATTGAAGCAGCTTTCATCGGCGCGACAGAACTTGCGTAAATCGCGCAGCAACAACTCGCCGGATGCCGCCGAGAGCGCGACCTGATAGGCGGCCTTGAGCTGCCGTAGCTGCTCGATCACGTCCGCACGTTTCATGCAGAGTTCCTAGAGCGTTGCTGCTCAATATAAGCACTGAGCACCAAATCATCGTCGTAATCTGGCCGAGCTGGGATTCCAAACCTGGCGTATTCTTTGCCATTCTGGAACGATGTGTTGACGAGCCGCTGCATAGCCGCCCGTGCCTCATCGTGATTAATAGAGCGTTTTGTCAAGATGCTCATTACGGCCTGCCATCCCAGCCATATTCCATCTCGATGCCAAGCCCCTTGAAGATGCCGGCCGCGAGCCGGAATGCCTGCTCTGGCAGGAGCGTCATCGGGTCCTTGCCGTCGATGTACATGATGAACTTGCCGGTGATATGCCGCTCAACCCGGATGCGGTGCTCAGGCTCGGGCCGGCCGATGATGGGCGCATGCTTGGTTCCCATCTCGACGGTCTTGCTGACGCGCTCGACGCGGTGGAATTTTGGGTTGATGTTGGTCATTGCGGCACCTTCGCAAGCGCATCAAGAATCGCTCGGACATGATTGCCGTTGGCGCCGCAATAACCTGAGTAGGCATCTGGAACATTGATGTCCCACTTCTTTATGCATTGCCAGATTGCCTCGAACTCAGGTGAGTTCAGCATTTCCGGAGTCGGATCATTCCACTCAATCGATCGCATAAACCCATCCGTTGCTATCAATTCATTCATCCCAGCGCCCCTTGTGGCTGCTGTTGCGGCTGCCCGCCCGGCTGCTGGCCACCTTGTTGTGGTGGACCCATCCCGGCCTTCACCTGCGCGGCCTGGGCCTTCATGATACCGGCTTGAGCCGGTGCGGCCTGGATCTGCTCCTGACGAGCCTGCGCATCTGCACGTGACTTGCGCTTGGCAGCAACCTGACGGTCGTCCGCCACATAACTTTCGGGCACACCCATGGTGCGCGCAGTGTCAGCCGCAGCGGTGTCGGCATCGAACCTGTCCATGATGCTCGGGTCCTGCGTCTCCATGGCAATCTTGGAGAGCTGCTCGACCCAGCGGAAGGCAGCCGACACTTCCTGCATCTTCTGGGCACGCGAGATAGGCGATGTATACTCGACCTCATAGGAGCCGCCGGCCTCGCGCAGCCGCGGCGGCATCGGGGGCAGGATCGGCACGCCGTTGTTGGTGAGCGTGGAGAGAATGTCGAGCTCACGCTCGATCATCGGACCGAGATATTCCGATTGCTGCCGGCCAACGGTCGGCGCCAGCAGGATGCCCTTCTCGTTCGCCCGCTCAACCACCTCGGTGGCGGTCATCTGCGGCGATTCGACCATGATCTGAAACAACGTGACCAGGAACACGTCGTTGATGATGGAACGCTCCATGTCCATCATCTTCTCATTGACCTGAATGTTGCCGGTCGGCAGGATATGCACGGTCGGCCTGCCGTTACTGTCGACGCCGCCCTTGTTCATGGCGCCGGGCCGAAGATCCATCCCGATAATGCCGTCGTCAGCAACCAACAGCACCGGGTCGGCAGCGCGGTGACCCTGCTTGAGGAATGTGCGTTTCTGCGCGTTCTGGTCGTAACGGGAAACCGAGTACGGAAATGTCCGGTAGCCGCCGCCCGGCTGCATCAGGCATTGGCCCTCGATGCAGACGTAGTGGGATTCGAACGGCAGTGCCCTGGCATCGATGCGCTGCGGATCGTAGTCACGCCGCGGCCGCACGCAATGCAGAAAGTTGAACAGCCATTGCGAGTGCTGCTCGAGCGCCGAATGCAGTCCGGCCGGCAGCATCGGAAAGCCCCAGCGCTGCACCGCCTGGTAGGCGGTCATGCGGAACCAGCGGATTATTCGGTCGACGCGGCCTTGATGGTTTTCGCCGTAGAAGGTTTCGCCAAGGGGAACAGCCTTGTAACGTAGTCCAAGTTGACCGCCATAGTCACGTCCGTCGAACGCGTCCACGAACATCGTGGCATTTCCAAAAGCGCCAAGACTCTGGAAATTGCTGTTGTTCTG